ACTGTCACTCAAGGCTCTGGTGTGACGATTAACGCAACTCCAGGACGCAAGCTTCGCGCTCAGTGGTCTGGTGCTACGCTAATCAAACGAGCAGCAGATACCTGGGTGCTCATCGGAGACCTTTCGGCGTAAATAATGGAAGCATTAAAAGATAGTGGTGGTAAAAAGCCAACGACACCAACAGATGTCGTTGCGACCAATACCGGCGTAGGCACAGTAGCTTCAATATCTTTTACCCCATCTGAATATATCGGCAAAGACACAATTACCTATACGGTGACGTCTAGCCCTGGAAGCGTTAGTGCTTCAGCATCTAGCTCTCCAATAACACTTACCGGTCTCACCGAGGGAACTTCATACACATTTAGCTTGGTGGCAAATACAAACTATGGTGTTTCGTCTGACACTGTTACAACCGGCTCTATTGCAATCGGCAAAAATCCAGGTACACCAACAATTGGAACTGCTTCAATTGTCGCAAACGTCGATAGAGCAATTGACGTTACCTACACTGCTGGAGCTGCTGGTACCGGCATAACAACATTTACTGCAACCTCGTCACCTGGTGGAATTACCGCAACTGGTTCTAGTCCAATTCGAGTTACCGGCCTAACTGCTGGAACCGCTTATACATTCACCGTTACTGCATCGAACCTATTTGGTTCGGCAACTTCTGGTTCAACAGGTTCGGTAACTGCAGGTAACGCTCCAACCGCTCCAACAATTGGTACCGCAGCAATAGTTCAAAACGTGGACAGAGCAATCGATGTCCCCTTCACTCCTGGTTCAGCTGGGACTGGTTCTCCAACTTATACGGTAACCACGACTCCAGGCAGCTTGACTTTTACTGGTACAAGTCCAATCAGGGCAACTGGGCTAACAGCTGGAACCGCTTATACATTCACCGTCAGTGCATCTACGACATACGGCTCTGCAACGTCAACATCATCAAACTCTGTTACTGCAGGAAATAGACCAGGAGCACCAACGAGCGTTTCTGCTGCAGGTGGGAACGCACAAGCAACAATTACATATACAAATGCGACTGCCGGAACTGGCGCTACAACGCATACCACGGTTTCATCTCCTGGTGCAATTACATCAACTGGGGCATCGCCAGTTACTCTTACTGGTCTAACCAACGGCACCGCCTACACGTTCACCGTCACGGCATCAAACGCGTATGGTTCGCAGTCGGCAACTACAAACTCAGTAACACCAGTTGCCCCTCCATACTTCCCTCCGTATTTCCCACCTTTCTTTCCGCCATTCTTTCCCCCGTTTTTCCCGCCTTTCTTTCCTCCTTTCTTTCCGCCATTCTTTCCTCCTTTCTTCCCACCATTCTTTCCTCCTGGTTTTGGACCTGGCTTTAAGTAAAAGTGGACGTAAATAAAATTTGGGCTGGTGGATTTGCACACTGTGCTAGCATTTCTATTCCAGGCAGCAAGCAATCAGAGGAGAGCGCAATGAAGCATCTATACACGCAAGATAATCAAACTATTTCAATGTATGAGCTTCATGCTGTAAATCTATTAAATGCAATGAATCTGCTAAGTCCAAATGATTCTTTTGACAACATAAATAAAAGTAGGAACTACATGCTGGTCCAGCAAGTAGCAAACAGTGTTTTTGTTGCGCTAGGTCGTTTGACATATGAGGAAATTCGCGAATCCATTCAAGATGACAGCGTGCAGTCAGGTTCAACTGAAACAATTTCTAGATACGAGCAACATATAGCAAATTTGCGAAAGTCTATTGGTTGGGAATCTGGCGAGACGACGTTACGAACGTCAGTAATTTAGTTAAATAAAATTCAACACTTTTTAACGACAGGTATCTTTGATGGCTTTCCGAGAAGAAGTTTTTGATTTAGAAAGCCTGCCTTCCGCGGACCCATCAAACATAGTCATAAAAGAGAATTTTGTCACCAAAGAGCATCTTGTAGAGATACTCGATTATTGTAAGTCAATAAAAGAATGGGAATCCCAGAGCGACCTGGGAAACGACAGCATTCACACCCCTGAGCTATTTGAGCAAAACTCTCCAAGCGTTTTTTCTATTATGCAGCAATATGTCGATAATGTGCAGTTTGAGGTTGAATATAAATTCGGTCGGAAACTGGAAAAAACAAAACCCGGTATTAGAAAGTGGCACCCAGGAGAAAACCAAGACATTCATGCTGATGGCGAGACGGCCGGTGGATATCCGGGTTACAACTACATAGTCGATTACGGTTCAATTATTTATTTAAACGAAGAATACGAAGGTGGAGAAATATTTTTTCCAAAATACAACATCCACATAAAACCAAAAGCTGGAACGTTGGTATTTTTCCCATCGACAAACATGTATGCACATGGAGTTACTGAGGTTAAATCTGGCGTCAGATATACATCTCCGCACTTTTGGATTCCAATAAAACATAGAATACTTATGGAAATGGCAGTTATGGATGGCCAAGGGTAAAAAGCAAATTTGAAACGTCTTTACCATCTACACATACCTCGAACATCAGGACTTGGAATTTGTCATTCGTTGTGGAAGACATTTGCTAACAATGGACTTCCGGCAGATGTATTTTCGCCAGATGTTTCGACGTTGATGTACGACCATAACGCGATGCTTGACTATCCTTTTATATCGGGTCATTTTGCAAGAAATCCAATAATTGAAAGCAATGGCGACCTGAATGTATTCTCTTTGGTTAGGGAACCGGTCGAACATTACCTGAGCATTGCTGCATATGTTTCAAAAAGCGCAGGTAAAAAAATGTCCAATGACTACATGGACGAATTTCTTTATGGGAATATAACTCCATTTGGAGTAAATGAACTATTTTCCAACTCGGGAAATATACAGTCAAAGATGCTTTTCTGCAGAATCACCTTCGTGGATAAGTCTCTTGTGGCGCTGAGCAATGACGATGTACAGAACGAAAACAATGTTGTCTTTGTAGAGGCAGACATTCCGAGTGAGGAAAAAATAAAAGACTCAATTAGCTCAATGAATCTATTTGCCATGAAAGATAGAAGTATAGCGATTGAGTGGCTACGAGGTATGGTGTTTAAATCACATGGTTTTACGCTGGACGGCACGGTCTACGATACGGTTAATAGCTCGGAAAAAAATGGTTTCACGCCAGATATCTCCCATGTGAGAGAAATAGAAAAACGCTCAGAAGTAGACGATTACCTGTATAGGCTTGTTTTAGAAAAATAGTTTGATATTGTTGCTGCATGCAAGAAGATACGGATTCCCCGTGGAGAATAAAACCCGGGCACTTTGGGGCTGGACCGGAAAATATCCACATACTTGAAAACTTCATTGATAAAGACGACTTGAAAGTCATTCAAGATTTTTGCCCAACAATAAATGAGTGGAATAACTCAAAAGAGAGTGTTTACGCTGAGGACGGTACGTGTCTCTACAATGCCGACTACTGGAACGACAGGCAGTGCAGTAGTGAAATTCTGGAAAGGCTCTCTACCCCTGTTTTTAGCATAGTTGATAAATACATAAAAAAGATGCAATTGACGCTGGAGGGAATTTATGGCTTGGAACTCTCGCCACGCCCACCAGTCATCATGAAGTGGAGACCGGGGATTGAGCAAAGACCGCATGCTGACAAACAGTTGAATAACGGCGAGCCAAACGCTTTTGTTGATTACGATTTGAATTCTTTGTTTTACTACAATGATGATTTTGAAGGCGGAGATTTGTACTACCCGCAGCATGACATTGTTGTGCGACCCAAGCCTGGCCTGGCTGTCGCTCATCCAGGCGATGTTAATTATCTACATGGGGTCACGATGATTACAAAAGGGTACAGATACACAACTCCATCGTTTTATACGGTCAAGTAAATGAGTGTAATAACCATGGAAAACGTGGTTGAGCTAAAGAAGCGCAATTCTGTTGTTGATACATTGCGGGAAATGGGCGGTCCTTCAAACTTGGCACACATGGACAATTCAACCGGATATTACGAAAAATCAATTTTGTTAGATTTTGACATTTTCGCTTATGGCATTTGCGAAGAAATATATGAAAGAACATTGAATATTGCTAAAAAAGAATTCAATTTAAATCTGGTAATAGAGCAAACAGCATTGATTAGAATTGTCCCAGGAAACACAACAGAGGAGCATGCAGATAGCCAGAATCTAGATGGGACGCCAAAACTTGGCTGCAGTAATTTTGCAGTTTCTGCAGTTGTCTACCTAAACGATGGGTTTAGTGGTGGCGATTTGGTTTTTCCAGGAATCGGGTTTAGATATGAGCCAAGTGCCGGAAGCTGCATATTGTTTCCCAGTGACTTACGGTACAGGCATTACGTAGACAGCGTTCTAAGCGGAGAGCGTTTTAGTCTGGCAATGTGGTTCTCCGAGGATAGGATGAAATAATGAGAAACATTGAAGTTGAGTATATCGGTGACCCAAAAGCTGGTTTTCTCGTTTACAGGAATGTGCTCAGCGAGGACCTAAAAATACCAGGACGCCTAGAGGAGACGATAGGAAAAAGTGATTCTGCTCCATTCGCATGGATGCCGGCATTGGTTGGCGATGGACAAGTTATGAAAGAATACCGTGATTGCGTTGATTGCAAGATGAGTCCAACGCATCTAAGAAACTGCCCAAGCGAATTCGCTGAATTAAAAAACATATACAACGATACCGTGAACGGTCTTGTTGCTTGCCTTCAAGACTACGAGGCAAGATACAACATCAGGATGGACTTCATGGAAGCGATTAACTATGTTCGCTACCAAGAGGGCCAGCACTTCAACGTGCATGCAGACCACGGGTTTTCTTATGTATGTACTGTTTCTTCGGTTATGTACTTAAATGACGATTATGACGGCGGAGAGCTGTGGTTCCCGTATTTGGATGTTATGTTTAAACCAAAATACGGGGACATAGTTTTGTTCCCATCAACTTACATATATGCACATGCATCGAAACCAGTAACAAGGGGTACAAAGTATGCCGCAGTAACGATGTTTGACTACAACGACAGATTTCATGGACAGTGGCAGGGTTACGGTAAGGATGTAAACGGGAATAAGTTGGAGTATGGTCCTGGAATTACTGGACTGAGCACAAATCAAGTAAATAGGTTTGCTTTCGACCAATGACAAAATTATTTCTAAAAAAAACCCATCAGAATCCACCCTTGATACAGCAGTCAAGGATTAAGCGCGACTGGATGGACGAAACTTACAATAAACATGCCTATCAATGTCTTCCCATGACGGTTGCAAATGTATACGGATGGGAGATAGTCATGGAAGAGGACTTGGTTGTCCAGTGGGACGGCGGAAACACACCTCCAAGAATCCTCTCTGGGGAGACTACGACAAACGGTCGAACACAAGCCACTTCTTCAATAATAGGAATGATTTCAATTCATATGGGTTGGGTTGTAAATACTGAGGAGGGTTACAACATGTGGATGACTGGCTCGCCGAACTACTTTATTGACGGAGCAACCCCACTCACCGCAACGATTCCAAGTTACTGGTGGCCAGACGAGTCCCAGATGAACTGGAAGATAACTAAAGTTGGAGAGCCTGTCGTGTTCAAGGCCGGAACGCCGTTTTGCTTCTTTAATATCTACGACAATTCCGTACTTGAAAATGTTGAGATTATCGAATCAAGTCTTTGGGACGATGAAAAGTTGGTTGAATCACGGTCTAAATACGGTGAAGTTAAGGCAAAAAACAACGTCGAAAAACCATGGACATGGACCAAGGGAATCCGCACAGGTCTTGACGCTGATGGCAATATAATAGGGCCTACATTCACCGGGCTGCCAAAATTAGCCAATCCATAGTGTAAAATATGGGTACTTGTCCAACATCAGGATTACGGAGCCGCTATGAAATTTGAATCTTCTTTTACAACTCAGGAAAAAAAGCTTGTTTATCAGCGCACCCTGAAGGACATTGAGAGACAGCTTATGGAAAGACTGCTCCAAGAAGGTTTCGACCCAGATACGTTTGATGAAGTGAATTTTACTCCTGGAGTTGATTCAAATGGAATTATCCATGGTCACAAGCTAATTGCCGACTTCATTTCAAAGATTAGTAATATCAAGTCACGAATTGCTGAGTAAGCTATAAGCTATGGCACTTTCTGCAGAACAACTGGCTAAAGCGAAGGCTGAAGCAATACAAATACTTGAGTACTCAATTTATACCATCGCCTTTACCTTGGGCGTGGATGACGACGACCTCGAGCCAGACATGGTGAACCCTATCGACCTTTCTATTAATGAAAACAGCGCCTTGCTCGCACAATACGACGCTTACGAATGTCTCAAACTGCAATTGGTAGCGCTAGCAAGATTACAGGCGTAAAATCGCCATGAAGATAACGCCAAAAATACCACATAAAATCTCCATTGTTGAAGAGGCGCTTAATTCTGGTAGATATGAAATTTGTCCAGACATAGACCCAGATTTTCCAAACATTCAAGAACCACAGAGCAACCCAAACAGAGATAGTCAGGTTGCTAGATGGAATCCAAAATTGTTTTCTTATGAACTCCCTGACGGCGCTGCATTCTTTTGCGACCTGCTCCAGTCAAATGACCCCCAGAAGAAGTGGGAAGAAACAGAGCAGGGTGACTTTATGCGTGACGAGACGATAGAGAGGTTGTTCGATGAGGCATAGAGTTGCTGGTGGAGAGAATCTGTATAGTGCAGATAGCGAAATTGAACATAATGAAGCAGAATTAGCAGTATTTGCCTACATGCTCGGCTATGACCCCGAGGACGTTGATTCGATTGTTATTGCAGAAGTTGTCTCCAGCCTTAGGTCGATGTGGAAATACTCCAGTGACATCAGGAGTGCTGGTCTTCCCATGTACTCGGCAAATGCGATACCAAGGTTTTTTTCAAAAATGAATGCAACATTGACCGACAGAGCCCGAAAAGCAAATTGGAATTACGTGCTTGCAAAGGCAGTAAAAAATGGACAATAAACAACTAAGAACAGCAATGGTGGCGTCATCCATGTCTAGATACATGGCGAGCATTCTCGGCGAAGATGGAGTTAATGTTGCCGTAGATGAAAAAGCTGAAGGATTTCAAAGAATCCATGATTGGAGAGCTTCCCTAAACCTAGATTTGTCAATTGCTGCAAGAGGTGCGACTGAGGGTCTGTGGTATGTTGACTTGATTTTGTCACCAGAACCAGCGTGGGCCGCCTTCATGGTCGCAGCGCTAAGTCCGCACGAAATGATGGTTTCTGTCAAGAAGCCAAATAAAATGCTTGTGTTCAACCCAGACCAATCTCCTGCTCCGCTATTCCAAAAAATAAAGTTCCCAAGCACTGAGGTATGTTTCGTCAACGGTCAGGCGTTATGGAACTTTGAGCATTTCATGCGTGACCAGTCTCCATTATTTGAAGGAAAGCCGTATGCTGATATTGACTACTCCGTAGTAGACATTTCAGAAATAGGGCAGGGCGAAGCACGAGATTTTGACCTCATCACAATGCACGCATACGATTGCAATACGAACAAAGAAGTGTTAATCAAATCAGTTGAGGCACTGGCTTCTGGTGGCGTTTTGTTGATAAATGTTAACAATAATTCCGGAAAACTTTATCGCGATGACTACTGGTTCCACCCATACAACGAAATGCATGAAGTTTTGAAATCTTATGAAGGTTTAATTTTTCATGACTCAGCGCAACATGGGTACACAGTATTTGTTAAGGACTAAGTCTCTACAGTCAATAGGGTGAAAGTGCTAGATTATTAAGCATGAAGGTTCTTGACGATTATCTTGAAAGTTCAATTCTAGATTCTATATCTAATTGCGCAGACTTCTTCCCTGGCATGATGCAGGACGAGGATAGAATCGCAAGTGAACTCAACTCCTACCACGACGAGCAGGCTAGCTGTTACGCACCGTACATGTTTTGGCACGGATGGTGGTCTTCTCCAGTAAACACCATCAGAAAACGCGTAATCAAGGAGATATGGGAAAGCAATCTTCCAATTCCAGTTAGCGATGTTCTTGGTTTTGAGTACTGGACTAGGACTTTTGGACCCGGACAATTCCTAGGTCCCCACGTCGATGAGGATACATTTCTCTACCAAGATAAAAAAATATATAACGGTCCCGAAACAGGTTGTGTCTACTATGGTCCGTCGGGAGGGAAGGTAGTCGGTGGATTTTTGGAATTATTTGACTCTAAATTAACGTTCGGAGAAAAAGACGCCCTTGAGTGGGATAACCTCAGGGAAAAATTAGACCCAATAGAGCTTAGGGAAAGAATAGCCTTTAGGGAAAATCGGTTAATAATCTTTGATGCAGGAAGGGTTATTCATCAAACAAGTCCGTGTTTATCTGGTTTCAGAAATGTGATGGTTGTTAATGTGTGGCTTAAATCAAACCCACCATTAGATATGAAAAACTTTGTTTATGAACAGGGAGAATCCGACTAGCAAATTTGAATATGCTAGATTTCTGAAATGGACGTAAAAAAAATCAATCTTGGCGGAGGGGTCGTCATTTTTGAAAACGCAATAAGTGTCCCAGTTGCTGAAATATCTAAAATTATAGACGCGCTTTCCGATGAGGCTGTTAAACAGCAATATGAGTACGTACATGACTCTGGTGGAAAACCAATCCACGCTATAAACAAAAGCGGCTTTATCTACGAGCTTGATGCAATAGCAAAAACCCCAATTCGAGTCCAAAACCTAAATCACAAGTTTTTTAATGAATGTGAAGATTCAATTTATAAGTACTTGCTTGAATACA